AAATAAATTGAAAGGCGGCAACGACAGTTGACCGCGAGGAGTTTAAATGGAATTTACCAACATACAGAAAAAAATTATCACTACAGACAAACCTCATGTATTAGTCGCAAGCGCGGCCGCATCGGGTAAAACGCAAACATTAGTTGGCAGGATTAAATATTTACTTGACCAAGGTGTACCACCAGAAGAAATTGTTGCTATTACTTTTACGAACAACGCGGCCTCGGTAATGTATGAACGATTGGGTTATCCAAATGGGTTGTTTATCGGGACTATCCATTCATACTGTAACTATTTACTGAGAGGAAATGCAATTGACACAACACAAATTTTAAGCGAAGAACGATTTGATGATTTGTTTGAAGAGATTAAAAAGAACCCAGAATGTATTAAACATGTGGCCCACTTAATATCAGACGAATCACAAGATGTATCAACTCTACAATTTGAGTTTTATGAAATGATACACCCAGATAATTATATGTACTTCTATGACGTACGCCAAACACTATTCGCTTGGCGTGATGCAGACCCAGACTACTTAATTGCTAAAGAGTTTGACAATGATGTAACTGTCTTCTATATGCAACAAAATTTCCGCAACTATGGAGACATATTACGTTTCGCAAAGAAATTTTTATATCGACTCGGTCCAAACTATGAAGACGGCTCTATTGCAATGAGGACATCGGATGGGCGGCCGCACGTATTAGAAGGCAACTACACGCCATCTGAGGCGGTAGAAGCCCTTATAATGGCTTCGAATCACCTGGGCGCAGAATGGGGCGATTGGTTTGTACTTTGTAGAACAAACGCAGATATAGAATTATTTAAGTCGCTATTTGAGAAAAAAGGAATACCAACTGATACTTTTAAACAATCAGAATTAACCAATTCTCAAATTGAAGACAGATTAAAAGCAAATACAGTTAAAATACTCACAGTCCATAGTGCAAAGGGGTTAGAGAGTAAATACGTTCTTTCCTATAACATCCGCGCCTATAACGATGACGAAGCCAAAGTGTGCTACGTCTCTGCCACCCGCGCGCGAGACTTTCTCATCTGGGCAAAAATGCCTCCGAAGAAAAGAAAGAAGAGCACCGGAACAGTGAATTGGGAATAGAAGTTTTTTACTTATAAATAGGATATATTTATAAGGAGGTATCTAAATGGATATTAGTAAGCAAAGCCAAGAAAGAATTGATTGGTTAAAAGCAATGCCAGCAGCGGCTCAATTTGAAGCCATTGCTACAAGAATAGAAAATCCGGCTATTTTTAGTCAATTTTTAGCACTTGATAAAGATGCATCTATTTGGGATTATGCATATGCAGCAGGACTTATTAGTAAGGCTGATGCAGATTTTATTAAGGCAGAAGAAGCTGAAGAAGCTGAAGAAGGTGGAGAAGAAGGTGGAGAAGAAAATCCTGCAACACCTACAACTCCTACTGAAGAACCTAAAGTTGGCGGTGAATAAAAAATAACGGGCAATTAAGCCCGTTTTTTAATTGGCTAAATTTGCATTTTTAATTAAAATATGATATAATTATAATAGAATAAGAAAGGAGTATAGAAATGGTTATTAATTTGACTGACTTTTATGATATTGGAAATATAGAACACTGGAATACTTCAATAGGTGTATCAATGTATGATATCGAACTCATTTCAAAGTCTACTGGCGAAGTAATCACATGGAGTTTTACCGAAGAATACTTCGACAAGCTACTTGATGAAATGAAACAAGAATATAATGGTTTAAAGGCTCATTACGAATATATTTCTTGGGCTATAAAAGAAAAGGGGTATATATGAATAAGCGAATTAAAAAGAAACAAACAAAAATGAAGTATAAACAAATTTGTAAACGCTATCCATTCCTTATTATACGAAACTGGAAAACCAATAAGCCAATAGAATATCCATACACTTATCTCGATGATATGCCAGATGGATGGAAACGAGCGTTTGGAAAACAGATGTGTGAGGAAATTAGAAAAGTTTTAATTAAAGGAGGGTATCTTTACGATTATCGTGTTGCACAAGTAAAAGAAAAATTTGGTGGTCTTCGTTGGTACGATGAGGGCGCGCCTTCGTCAATTTATCGTGAACTTCAAGATATAATTTGGAAGTATGAAGAACTTTCTTACCATACATGCATATGTTGTGGGCGGCCAGCCACTAAAATTGCTAAAGGTTGGATAAGTCCTTTTTGTGATAGATGTGCGGGAAGACTTTCAGATAGAGTAAAATTTAAGGAGATAGATTAATGCCAGAAGTAGGAGATACAATTAGAATTAACTATATGAAAGATGAACCACAATATACAGGTAAAGAAGGAATAATTCGTACCATAGATGATTTTGGTCAATTATTCGGTTCTTGGGGTGGTTTGGCAGTTATTCCAGATGTAGATGATTTTGAAATTATAAAGAAGGCATAATAATGTTTAAAGCAAAACGAATTGACAACGGCAACGTCGAAACAATCCTTGCGGTCGACTACAACGATACCTTCCATCAAACTTATTTCCTTGTTTGGTCAGCGGGCGCATGGAGGTGGCGGCCGGCGCATAAGTATATACCGCCAAATGTTGACCCCGGCGCACTCAACAAAATAAATGTGCGTACGGAGATTGCACAAGCAGGAGACTTAATTGATGAGGATACCCCATTTTGAAACAAATATAAATAATGAATATCATTTTAAAGAAATAAGTGAATATATGGAGGAATTTTGGAAAACCCATATAATGGTTCCTCCACACGAAGACGACCCTCCATATATAGTAGCAAGAATAATTGAAAAGGAAAATAAAAATGTATATAAAAGAAGACAGAGTAATTAATACAATTTCAACTATAGAAAAAGTAGAAATTAAATGCACTCTTTCTAACGGAGAAACACTATTGTATGAAATACCGAAAACAAAAGATGGATATATTCAAATTACAGCCGATGAATTATATTTAAATTATACACCGTCTATTGATAGATATAAATATTTTGAATATATGAATTATAAATTAACAATGCAATTACCACTATACTATTCTTCAGATGATAAACTTTTATTAGAAATAAAGGAAATTTGACTATGGATAAAAATTCAATTACAATTACAATTGACAATTATTGTGGGCAGCGTATTATGTTTACGATGTCCGAAGATGCAAAGGTTGAATCATTATTTGAGTTAGATACAGATTCAATTAAAATAACTCATGTTTCAATCAACGCATATGACAGTGATATACTAATTGAAAAAGAGGATTTAACTTAATGGATTATAATGCACAATCAATAGAACAATTAACCTTCAGAGAGGGGTGCAGGAAGCGTATAGGCATTTATCTCGGCTCCGCAGACCATACTGGTGTTATCGCGGGGCTTTTGGAGTTAGTAAATAATGCAACCGATGAAGCACTTGTCTGTCCTACTGCGACAAAAATAGAAATTGAAATTGGCCCAGATTGGGCAAGTTGTCGCGATTACGGACGAGGTATGCCACACGGGCCAAACGACTTCTCCGACGAAGTAATGATAAATCTTTTAACTGAAAACCACTCGGGCGCAAAATTTGATGATAACGCATATGGCGGCAAGTCGCGCGGACTTAACGGAACTGGCAGTGCTGCGACGTGTTGCTCGTCTGATTGGTTTAAAATATCAAGCTATCGTGATAATGCAGAATGGTATATGGAATTCTATGAAGGGATTCCAAAGTGGGACAAGTGTCAAAAGAAACCACTTAAGACTGGCTGCGCGCAAGGTACGTACATCGTATACAAACCAAGCCAAGACGTATTTAGCGCCGAGCCGATAAAATTTGATTATGAAGAGATTTGTAATATAATAGAAGAGTATTCATATTTCAATAAAAATGTCGAATTCATTGTCACTAATGCAGAAACAAAAGAAAAGAGAAAATTTCTAAGTAAAAACGGACTTATGGATTTTGCGGATAAAAAAGTTTTCAAAAGAATCCACAAACATCCAATTCATATTCAAACTACTGAAGATGATATTGACATTGAAATTATACTCAATTGGACGACAGGAAAAGAAAAATTTTATCTATTTTCTAATGGTGGTGAAAACGAACATGGCGGCACTCCGATTACTGGTATTAAAACAGCATTAACTAACTTCTTTAAAAAGAAAGTTAAAGATATAGGAAGTGGAGACGTGGCACGTGCGGGCCTTGTATATATATGTTCAGTCAACTTAAAGAATCCTATATACAATGGACAAGTAAAGGATAAATTGACAAATCCAGAGCTTAGAGGCTTGGCGCAAAGATGTACTACTCAAATGTTGGATGATTTTAGCCGTAGGTATCCAGGTGAATTCGACCAAATAGTGGAATTGCTCACAAAAGAACTTAAAGCTGAACGCGCTGCAGAGAAGGCGCGCAAGCAAGTTCTTGAAGCATCAAAGGAAATTGAAAAGAATCAAAAGAAAAAGGTTTTTGCTTCGGATAAGTTAAAAGATGCAGAGTTTCTTGGACCAAACTCAACACTTCTAATTGTAGAAGGTGACTCTGCTTTAGGTGGTATGGCACAGGCGCGCGATTATACTAAATATGGACTACTTGGTATAAGAGGAAAGATG